CTTGATTGGAAGGGTCCTTGGAGTACTAGTACTAGTTATAAATTAGATGACGTCGTTGAATACAGTGGCAGTAGCTATGTTTGTGTATTAGGTCACGACGATGATGGTAGCACTGACACAACCCCAAATACTGCGGCTACTTATTGGCAAGCATTAGCAGTGGGAGATATTAGCAGTCCAATGACTACAACTGGCGATATGATCTATCGCAATTCAGTAGGCGGAATAGTACGATTACCTATTGGCCCAAGCGGCTCTTACCTAGTAGTCAACAACGGCATTCCTAGTTGGGGTGTACAAGCACCAGAACAAAACTATTATGTGTCGTTAACTGGTGACGACAACAACGACGGACGTACAGTTGCCACAGCATGGCGTACATTAGAACACGCATGTAATGAAACATTTAATCTAGGTCAGTGCAAGATCAGCATGTTATCCGGAGCATATACAGAACTATGTCCTATCAAAGTAGGAAAAGAAGTAGTAATTGAAGGTGACGGACTTGGATCTGTTACAATCAGGCCAGAAAATAGTGTAGATAAAGGATTTGGTGTTGGCGTCAGCAAAGACGGATCTACACCGAACGCCAACAGTGAAGTGTTTCATGTAAACAATGGTGCTCGTTTACGTAACTTGGTATTTCGTGGATTTGGATCAGGTGCTGTATGTGTGAGCTTGGATCCAGGTTATGGACCAAATGACACGTCAGTATGGATTACATCGCAGTCTCCATATGTACAAAACTGTACAAGTTTTACAGATCTTGGCACTGGTATGGTCATTGATGGAGCGCTGCATAATGGTGGCTATAAGTCGATCGTAGCCAACGACTGGACACAGATCAACAGTGATGGTATTGGCTTTATTGTAAAGAATGATGGACGTAGCGAGCTAGTGTCTTGCTTTACATATTATTGTCACATAGGATACTTGTGTGAGAGCGGCGGTAAGATACGATCAGTGGGTGGTAATAACAGCTATGGTGAATATGGAGCAGTAGCACGTGGGTTCAGTCAAAGCGAAACACCACTGACAGGTAACTTACAACTCAGTGATGATACACTTAATAGTATTCAAACGTTTACAAGTAATGTGCATATTTTTACCAGCTATAGAGATTTCAGCGGCAATTTATTCTGTGTAGGTCATACTAATCCCACAGGAACAGACACTACTAGTACTTGGAGCAATACATCTAGTAACCCGTTCATTGCTAAATTTACTTCAGCAGGGACATTAGATTGGAGTTATACATATACCAGTAGTTATGGTGCTGTTCATAGTATTGTTGAAATTGATGGCCAGTATTATGCAGGTGGCGTAATATATACTGGAGGATCCAACAGAGGATTTTTATTAAAAATATCATCAAGCGGTGAAATACAATGGCAGAAAACTGTGGGTGATACTAGTGAGATAGTAGATTTAGCTACTGATGGCAGTAGTTTTTTATATGCTGTAGGTAATCATAATAGTAATGGCGCTACTTTAATTAAAGTTCAACCTAGCGGTATTATCAGTTTTAGTCGTACTTTAGATTACAACGATAGTAGTATCAATACTCTAACAGCAAGTAGTATCTGCTATGCAGGCACACCTACTACCAGCACTGACACATATGCTGCCGAAGGTGATGCTACAGCAGAAGATGACTTGTATATTGCCTGTCGTGACACCACAGCCAATACTGCTATGATTGTTCGTGTTAGTAATACAGGCGGGTTAGTTACTGCATATCTTTATGGCAATTTACACATTAATAAATTGCGTTTAGATACAGGTAATGGCGATGGCATTTATATGATGGCCGTAGGCTATTACGATCCACCAAGCGTTGCAACAAGGAATCCTATAGCGATGAGAATTAGTATATTGGGCGATGTGGAGTGGCAAGCACAGTTAACTAATACAACAAACGGTGAATTTACTGACGTTTTTCCACAGGGCGATGATGTATACATTAGTGGTTATGCTAATGACAGCGACAGCACACAGACCTTTAATCAAGGTCTTGTAGTTAGATATACATCTAATGGCACACAAACTTGGTCAAGAATTATAAAAGAAAGTGCGCAGAACGTGTGGTTTACTGGTTTAGCATTAGATGGTGTTAACATAGTTTTAGCTGGTAATTATCTGTCTAATAGTGTAATAGCAAACATACAAAGAGATTTAACAAGTGGTCTTGGTACAGTAACTTCTGGCAGCTGGATTATCGGTACTACAACATTTTTGCCTTTAGCGTCAACTGTAGCTACAAAAAGTATACAGAATATCTACGCACAAAGCGTGGCAATAAGTTTAACTGATTCAACATTGACACTAAATCAAAGTCCTAGTATTACAAGAACTATTAGAGCCACAAGAACTGGATTTGCCGGTATTGGTACTGGCCTAAGTTTTTCAATCACAGGGGTTTCTAGAAGTCCAAAAGCAGGTAGTGTATTACAGATCACAGGAAATCCAGATACTTATTTTGTTATAGCTGTTGACAATTATGATGGGGGTACTGGTACATGTACGATTGCGATAGATCCTGCACTACCAAGTAATAAAACCCCCGATGATAACACCGCCGTAACGTTCCGTGAAGCATTTAGTCAAGTACGCATGACCAGTCATGACTTCTTAGACATAGGCACAGGCGGCTTTGCTGACACTAATTATCCTGTTATCATTCAAGCAGACTATACACAACAGCCAAATCCAGATAGAGAAGTTGTTGAGGAAAGCGGTGGTCGTTGTTTCTATGTGACCACAGATCAAGATGGTAACTTCCGTGTTGGTAATTATTTCAAAGTAGAACAAAGCACCGGTCGTGCTACACTGAGTTCTGAGGAATTTGATCTAAGTGGTCTTAACGAATTACAGCTTGGTAGTATCACAGCTGGTCGTCAAGGTGCCACAGTCAATGAGTTCTCAACTGATGGTACATTTGCAGACAACAGTGATACTGCTGTTCCTACAGAACGTGCTACTAAAACATATGTAGACAATTCGATCACCGCAGCCGTTGGCGCGGCAAGCAAATTAAAAGTTGGTATAGCACCAAATGAAACATTAGTTGAAATCGTTGGGTCCGGTGCAACTACAGATGTAATAGATTTTGATATTTACGGAACATTGGCAGCACAAATAGCAAAAGAATATGTGTTAGTACCAAGAGGCACAACTATTAATCGACCAGCAAGTCCCGTAAATGGATATTTAAGATATAATACAGATATTAATGCATTTGAAGGCTATGTTAATGGAGCATGGAGCGGAATTGGTGGCGGAAATCCATGGGATACTAAATCTTCATCATATACAGCAGTTAACAATGATAGATTATTTGTTAATACAAGTTCAAGTGCTGTGACCATTACATTGCCTTCAAGTCCAGCAGTAGGCGACAATGTACGATTTATGGACTTGGCGGGAACATTTGGGACTAATGCATTAACTGTAGGAAGAAATGGAAATAAGATTTTTGGGGTGTTAGATGATTTAGTAATTAATACTCCTGATGCTGCCTTCCAGCTAATTTATACTGGTGCAACTTATGGTTGGAAACTAGCGGAGCTATAATAGTATGCCTATTAATTATCAACAAAAGAAAAATACAAATACAACTTTCGGTGGTACTGATGCTATCACAGTTCCTGTAGGATCACAAGCACAACGATCCGGAACTGAGGCTGGCCAACTTAGATACAATACTGATATAGGTCTACCTGAATTTTACACAGCCAGTGGGTGGACTGCAGTTGCCCCCCCTCCTACTATAACATCAATATCTGGTGTAATTAATGAAGACACAAACAGTACACTTACCGTTAATGGTACTAATTTTGTTTCAGGCTCAGTGGTCAGTATTGAAGGTGCAGCAGTTGGTGGTGTTTCAAGAACATTAACTACTACATTTGTAGACAGTGCTCAACTTACTGCGGCGACCAATGCAGGATCTGTTAATTTTACAGGCGGAGCAAGTTTTGATGTTAAGGTTACTAATCCAAGCGGCCTTGCCGCAACTTTGCAAACAGCTGGCAACATCGACAGAGATCCAGCATGGGCAACTTCTGCAGGAAATTTAGGAACAAATGTAGAAAGGCCTATTCCTGGAGCTGACATTACAACGTTTACTTCAGGCAGCGACACATTTAGAATACTAGCATTTAGAGCCGGTGGTGGCCGATGGACACCAACATTTACTGGATCAGTTGATGTTCTAGTAGTAGGTGGTGGTGGCGGTGGTGGATTTCAAGTTGGTGGAGGCGGTGGCGCTGGTGGATTAATTTATAGGTCTGGATTATCTGTAACCAACGGAGTAGGAATAGATTGGTATGTTGGTCAAGGCGGCAGAGGTGGCGGCTGGGCCGGACAAGGCGAGCCCAATAATAATCCAGACAACTTAGTTGCAACAGGCGGTCAAGATAGCTATTTTGGTAGTCTAACAGCCAAAGGCGGCGGCGCCGGCTCGAATCATAGCACTGGTGCGAGATCAGGACCAATTGGCCCTTATGACGGTTTAGGTCAAGCAGGTGGTAGCGGCGGCGGCGGTGCTGGTGACAGTGCATCTAGAAGTCGTGCAGGCGGAACAGGCAATCAGTCAAGTCAAGGTGGCGACAGTGGATCGTTTGGTTTCGGTTCTAACGGTGGCCAAGGGTTAGCAAGTAATTGGGCCGGCGGTGGTGGCGGCGGCGCTGGTGCCGCAGGCGGCAATGCGACTTCAAATACTGGCGGACCCGGCGGCGCAGGACGTAATTACTCAGCACAGTTTGGTACTACTTATGGCGATTCAGGCTGGTTTGCAGGCGGTGGTGGAGGCTGTAGTTCTGGTGAAGCTGGCACACCTGCAGTATCTGGAGGTCAGGGCGGTGGCGGCAGAGGATTTGCCAACAACGGTCAAGCATTAGGTGGAGGCACTACTGGAGGTGATGGATCAGAAAATACTGGTGGTGGAGGCGGTGGCGTTCGTGATAGATATGATGGATCCATAGCATATACCAGAGCTGGTAATGGCGGTAACGGTATTATATTGGTTAGATACAATGTTAATTTAGAAACTGCACCAACAAGATTTACACTGTCAGCAACAGATCCTGATGGCGGAGCAACAACATTTAGTTTAGCCAGCGGTAGTTTACCATCAGGCTATACATTAAATACTTCAACCGGTGTAATTAGTGGTTATCCTCCTGCAGTAGCAAGTAATACTACTTTTACATTTGGGGTTGATGCTACTAGTGCTGGTCAAACTGTTAATCGTAGTTTTAATATTATTGTTAGTAGAACTAATGATGGTTCAAGATCTGATAGAGCAGCCGCTAGTGCAGAAGCAATTAAAACATTAACTGGAACAACAGTTAACGGTATATATTGGATTTTAGTTAATAGTGTTGCTACACCTGTATACTGTGATATGAACAGAGACAGCGGTGGTTGGATGTTGGCAATGAATATCAATACCAGTGATAACAGTATTGTACACCATACTAACAACGACTTCTGGGAAAGTCCAACCAAACTTACTAGTTTTCCTAGTGGCGGAGGTACTGTAAGTAACAGACCAAGCTCAAATGTAAACGACTGTTTTATTCGTGACTATAAGGCTATTGAATTTGGCAACTTATGGAATAATTTTGCTGGTACTAAGTTTATGGTTATGGTGCATAATAATGGTACATATGTAGGTTATCGTAGTTGGAATTTGAATACAGCAGTAGCCACAAAGTTTAGTGAATTTTGGAATGGCCCAAGAACACCGGGCGATGGCGGCTCTTCAGGTCAAGTTAGATATTATAAACGTATTACTAACGGAAGCACGAACAGTGATATAGGTAGTATAAACAGTAGAACTCCTAATAGTTATGAAAGTCAAGATTTAATTACTAATGCTGAAAATCATGCTGCTGATTTGAATCGATTAACTCAAGTTAATAGTGGAGCTCCTAGCGGACCAAATGCACAGCACACATACAGTCGTGGTGATAATCAAGGTGCTGGTTTTGGTACACTGTATGATAGAACCGCAGGTGGTAGACCAGAAAGTGATGCGCAAAACTGGGACTCAGGTACTTGGACTAACAGCGGTGGTGGTAGATATGGTAGTGATACTTTAACCAACGATAACTTTAGTAGCTGGGGCGGTAAGGCATACACCAGTAGCGGTGCAGGCACTGGTGACACATACAACTGGAACGGCTATACTGGTTTAGACTACGATTTTGCCATGTTTATCAAATAACTAATTGCACAAAGATAACTAATTGTATGAAAATAGTTATCGCAGGGGGCGGAACTGCTGGCTGGCTTTCCGCTCTTTTTATATCAAAAATCTACCCAGAGTTTCAAGTTGAACTTGTTGAAAGTTCTAAAATTGGTGTTATAGGCACAGGTGAAGGCAGTACTGGTTTATTAAATGATGTGCTTACAAATCGTATTTGGAATTTTGGCTGTAATCTAGATGATTTCTTAAAAACTACAAAAAGCACACCTAAACTTGGAATTGAGTTTAGTAATTGGGGTGTAGACGACTTCATCAGTCCAATTGATGGATCCATAGGAAGTGGCCGTAGTCCAGACACACTAACATTATATTCCATCGCTAATAATTTACCATCTTATATTATATCCATGCAAGGCTTGCGTGGTGTTAACATGATGACTCAATTTAATGATAGACATAATATTAAAAATTCTATTAACGGCGGTGCTTATCATTTTGATGGGCAATTAGTTAGCCAATACTTTAAAAGTATATGCGACACTGTTAAAATTCATGATGATAAAATTGTTAGTTTTAAACAAAGACCCAATGGCAGTATATCTACATTAGTATGTGAAAACACAGTTATTGACAATATAGACTTTATTATAGATTGTTTAGGATTTAATAGTATTTTTAACAAAGAACTTAAAACAGATTTTTTAGACTTTAGTAAAAATTTACCAGTAAACACAGCAATACCTTTTCAAATGGAAAACAATGATTTAACAAATACTATTCCTTTTACAAAGTCTCGTGCGATGGATTATGGGTGGATGTGGCAGATCCCAGTAGGTAAAAGATACGGTTGTGGCTATGTGTTTAATAGTGATTTAATATCGCCTGAAGATGCAGTTATAGAAGTTGAAAAAACTCTTCACAGAAAAATTACACCAATAAAAACTATTAAATTTACCAGCGGATATTTACGTAATTTGTGGAGAAATAACGTTGTTGCTATAGGACTTAGTAGCGGATTTTTAGAACCATTACAGGCCACAGCAATTCATACAGTAATAGCACATCTAAGTATGTTATGTTTTGATTTTCTAAATCATGATTCAGAACAAGTTCAAAATTATCCTGGAAAAGATTTATACAATCAAAGAGCAGGCCAATATTATCATGATTTCGCTGATTTTATTAATTTGCATTATCAAACACCAAGAGAGGATACAGAATTTTGGCGTTATATGAAAAATGAATCTGCAACAGACTTTGTTAAAAATATATTATCTGTGTGTAAGGCTCGTATACCTACACATCATGATTTTAACAAATATAATTTTGCGGCAGGAGCCAGTTTATGGAATCCAACTATACATGCTTTGGGAATTATTACATCTGAGACAGCTAAAAAACAACTTGATTTCTGTCAAAAGAAATTTTATTCAGATGTCAAATCTACTTTAGAAAGGCACATTACACTTGTTGAATCTGAAGATTTAATTTCAATAGAGGAATTTTATAATACCTATTCAAAATATTATTAAATCTTTTCTAAAAATCTGTGTAGTTTTAATCTAGCTTCTTTTAAGTCTCTAGTAAATGTGCTGTGCTGTAGGCCCACGGCACTGAATCCACCAGCCATATCTTCCACACTGCGGTCTACAGCTTCAACTTTAAGAAGAAAATCTGCTAGTAAGCTCTGTGCAAAAGCACGTTGTTCTTTATCTTGGATACTTTCGACTTTACGAGTATACTCTACTACATCCTGTTGAAATTGCGGTAAATCACGAATAAACAATGCCATATTATTTCCTCAAATTAAATCCATAACGTCAAATACTGTTTGCAGTTTATTTCTAACTGCACGATTTCCAAAACTACTACGCAATGCCTGATGTAATGGTTTTGGCGCAGTATCGATAGCACACCAACACCATCCATCATGCTCTGTGCTTAGAGCAGGAATGAACTCATTATTTACTACGCAGAGATAGGTATGAAAGTTAAAAACTGTGTCATTACTGACAAATGTTTCTAAGGGAACTGTTTTGATTATTTCAGGAGTAATGCCTATTTCTTCATTGATCTCACGCTGTAGACCCTGCCAAGCACTTTCCCCAAGATCGTTAGTACCACCAACTAGACCCCAAGTACCTGCATGTTTTCCTGAACGTTTTTGTAGCAGTAAAATACGTTTGGTATTTTTGGCATAAAATAGCGCACCGCTACAGACAATACGATCTTTTACAACTCCAGTCTCCATGTTCCCCTCGGATATTCACCCTCAAAACTCTTGCGCCAGCTTATGCCGTCCCATTTGTATTGAACGTTAGTATATATGTTTGTGAGGTAAACTATGGTGTCCGTCGTGGCAGCAGCATCGAAAATCACAATCCACTGTGCGCCGTCCCACTCTATGACATCGTTGGTGTTGGCTATGAAATCAAAACTGCCGTTTGAATCAGCAATATTATTTTTCCAAGCAGCTGGACCGTCTTCATTAAGTTGTATTTCGTAAGTTATTACATCATTTATGTTTACAATATTGTTTAATTTAATAACAAGGTTACCTTGATAATTGTCAATACTAAACCCAACTTCAGAATTATTCACAAATACCCTTACGTTAACAACGTCATCAAAATCTACACTAGTATCTATTCTATTACTGCGATTGTCTGCTATCAGTGTTTCCCTGATACCACCACCTATATTGTTTATAATCAGATATCTAGTGCCCACTGATGGCGCAGCCAACCCTACACCTGGTGCTGATTTTTCTGGATCAACTATAGCATCAAACGTGCCCGGACTATTAGGCCTATATGTGCTGGCGATATCAGTGTTGCTTGGGTATGTGTCACTGTCCCAATTCACAGTCAATATGCTTTCGTCTAAGCTATTGATAGCCACAGTTCCGGAAACTTCAGTGCCATCTTCTTGAACTAAAAATATTTGACTAATGCCTGCACGATATTTGCCTGGATAAGCATCAACAACAGTACGCCAATTAATACTACCTTCAGTATCAATATCTACATCAGTAATATCTGTGGCATCTGCACCTGTATTTTCACCGTGATCTAACAGCCTTGCTTGACCACCATAAACAACTATCCTGTAGCTGTCAATAGTTGTCCTTACTGTGTCGATTATTCTTGTACCTGGCGTAGTAGGCACTAAGTCTACGCCCAAACCTTCGATATAGCCATCCCCACCGCGATCAATAGTATCAGCTATACTCATTATGATGCTATGTACCACACCCAATTTCTTAACTTTGCTAGGTGGACTAATGTATATAGGAATGTCAAAACTCAGCGTGGCAACATCTATATTGCTTTCTGCACCTACAGGAATTTGCCTACTGCTAAACTGTACATCACCTAAATTTACCACACTTAAACTGGTCCAATCTAGATAGTTGTCTGTAGTTTGTATTTCTAAACTAGGATTAAACAGCATCAAAATCTGTTCTAATAGTTGTAATTTTTGTTCGGTGCTACTGGTCCATATATCTGCTTTTAGTGTCATCTTAAAAGGAGTAGGCATTAGGCGTTCTACGGTGTAATTGCGTCCCTGTGTGCTGGTATATTCGCCATCTTCTACATCGCGCTCACGTATGTGTACCTTGCTGACCAGTGTGGCGTCGGCTAGTCGATCTTTGTCTAAGTCAAGATCAGTAATATAAACAGCAATACGAGGTGTGCTGTTGATCTTGTTTTCACTGTTTTGCTTCATTATATGTGCTACCTGTCGATCACTGTCGCCGTACATCACAGGCACACGCACTAGTCTACCATCACCGTATTTTACCACAAAGTTACTGAGCAAACGTATAGTCTGCAACAGGTATCGTCTTATTTGACCGTCATAAAAGAACTGCATTATAAATCTGCCCTAGGTTTAAGTGCTTTACTAAGTGCTTGACGCTCTTCAACAGTTTCGCCTGCAATAGTATTTGTAGTTGTGTTATTAATAAAGCCAGTTTTAAGTGTTTTTCTGTTATCAGTATTAGTCAATGTGTGACGCACACTGTCTTCAACTTTGATCCAACGACCATCGGCATAACGAAACAATCTATTTGGTGCAAAGTCTGTACGTAAAAAATAATCGTCTTTTTGAGGTGTTGAAGGAAACTGTATTCCGTGACCAAACTCATAACCATTTGGCGGAGCACCATCACCTAACAAATAACCCACATAACCACTGCGCTGTGCTCTACCATGAATACGGCTAGCATCTAATCCAGTATTACTAGCGTCTTCATCAGTTTGATCTACAGTTTCTAATGTAGGTTTACCAGTATTAGGATCAACGGCCAGCGTATAAAACTGCTGTGTTTCGTAACCACTCTTGGGAGCATCTGCTTCTGCCTGTGCCAGTATGGCATCGTTGATCTCAAGTTCCCTGCCCTTGGTACTTAATATATCACGTAGTGTTTCTGTACCACATTCTGTGGCAGGTTGATCCAGTATGTCTGCAAACTGTTGACTATCAACTATCTTCTTAAGTTTTAATCTATATAAATGTGGCCACCAAGTCTGACTGAATCCCTCGCTGGCTCTGCTGACATCTTCTATGACAAAATATCTGGGCAGTGCTATCATGTAGTCGTTGAGGGCAAACTCATCTTTTAAATGTGGAAGCTCGAAAACATCACCGCTGATGGGTTTACGGCCCACGCTTTTGATCCAATCGTTGATATGCACAGTCATGAATATGGTGTCATTGTCTATGAACAAACCAAATTGACTGAGATTGAAATCCAAGTTCTGCACACTGTAGATGCCACGGACTTTGTAGATGCTGGCGTCATATTTTCTGTCTCTATTTTCTAACAACAGCAAATCTTGTATGTTTGTGACATCTAATGTACTATAATTGGGCTGATCCGCAGTGGCGTTGGCTTCACTGGTATTGACGCCAATGTATTTGTGCAGATAAAGATCAGTGCCGCCGACCTGAAACATTTCACTGACCTGTCGGTCTATGAACTTGTAATCGTTACCTCGTTCTGGTTTATATAAACTGAGTCTGGGCAATATTGACTCCTAAAAATGTATTCCTTATGATATTTATCGCTGCTAAATATACTAGGAGAGCAATTATGCCTGAATCAACGATTCTACAAGAAAGAGAATACGTATACGACTATGTGAAAAACATGCTGGC